ATAATATAATGAATAATTCTATTTGTACGCTGTTTGACAACATTTTAATTGATATACATAAGTTTAAATCACTTCACTTTAAGTTCCCTTATATGTTTACGATGATTTGAATTTATTTCTGTGATTTTATTTGCAAATGATTCATTCAACTTGTTTATAGAGTTACGCGTTTCTATGCTATTAAAAATTTGTGCACCTACAAGAATAGTTGCACACGCTCCTATGAATCCAGACATTACGCCTATAAAGGAATCATCTGTTATTTGTGCTTTGTCTAAATCTAAAAACGTGATAATACATGCTATTATTGAAAGAGCAATGGCTATCCATGAAAGAATTATGATTTGTTTATTCATTTTGCTTTATAGACTAATTGAATAGATTCAGAACCTTTTTTGTAATCAACCCATAGATTTACTCTTACTTTTTCATTTTCCCAGACATAAGATGAATATAAATCACCAGTGCTTGCGCTTACTTCCATTTTATGTGTTTCTGTTGGGATAAATCCTAAAATTTTGTCTGTGGCTTCTTTGAGCTGAATTTCTAACTGTGCGGCTTGTTTTTCTGATAGATTTTCCCAATCATACACATTATTGGAAACCTTTGGTTCCTGACCGATAGTAGTTGTGTATTCTTTTACAAGTTGCTCGTTCTGAGGTGCAGAGCATGATGTTACCAATAAAAAGAATAATACTGCAATAATAGATGTGAGTTTTTTCATTTTACTTGTTTTAATAGTGAGCTGATAAAAAGACTATGTTCTTTGCTTGTAAGAATTTTCTTTAATAGAACTTCGTTAATTGAAATTATAGGTATGCCCAATTGATATTCAAAATTACTATTTCTTCCCTTCTGTGTGTAGATATTGAAGTTATCTCCTTCCTTTCTTATGTCAATTTTGAAATATTCATTTGCTAAAACTTGCTGTATTTTTAGTAATATGCTTTCATCGTGATTTGTTTCCATAACTTTATCTCCTTCTTGGTCTTTGTAATTCTATTACGTTGAATATCTGCTTCACGTCAGAAAGGTTGATGACCTTGTCTGGGTACATGGAGTTCAGTGAGTGTATTGTGATGGTGTGGTTTTCTACGTCATGGTTGATGATACGCTTCACCAGTATTCCCTCAGTATGTACGATGACGAAGTCCCATTTTCTGATGTGCAGCTTGCTGTCTGCCCATAGGTGCGGCATGATTTCCCGGCACAGCAGGCGGTCACCTTCCAAGATAGCATCCTCTGTTCCATCGTTCATACTGTCTCCCTTCACTTCAAAGGCAACGTAGTGTCCTTGTGCTTCATGGTCTACTATATATGGTATGGTAGGCAGGGTTGCCATGTATGCTGCATCTGCATATCCGCAGAGGTATCCGGCTTGTGCGTATTGGCTCACGAGTGGTACACGTAGTATGATTGGTTCGTCAATTGGGGATGCTTCATCTGATGGCTGGTTAGGTGTATTCAGCATTTCGCCTTCACCAGTGAGTAGCCAGGTCAGATTAAATTGTCCATATTTACTTATTATATCATTAGCAAGGGAAGAAGAAATCTTTTTCACTTTCCCTTTTTGTAGGTCAAAGATGCGCTGATATTTCACTCCAATATTTTCTGCAAATGTTGGAGCCTTTAAATTCAACTCTTCTAAAACTTTATTTATAATTTCTTGTCCTGTCATATAAGATATTTCTTATATTTGTATTGAAGTTCAAATATGTATTGTTATGAAAAAGGTAAATAAATTCCCATTTGCAGAGTGCGCTATAGTCATAAGTTGCATATCTATTATCCTAAGCATAATTCGATTATTGCTATTATGAGGGCTGCAAGAGAAATGAAGAATGCAGGCGTAGATAGTTTTGCCTGCTTCTTTGTTAAATTAATTTCTTCTTTTAACATGGTATATTCCATTTCCTTTTTCTCTTTTTCTTCTTTATTTGTTTTATATAGCATGTCAAAGTAGTTTATTTCAAGATATTTATTTGTGTTTGTAGGGTGGATATTTAATCTTCCATCCCAGTTTAGTGCAGGCTTTACAGCTTCAGAATCAATAAGGCAATGTTTTATTTTGCTGGATTGATTACTATCGCCATTACATAGTGATAGTATGTCTTTTTCCATTATTAATTGCTTTTGTTTTACAATCTCTAATACCTTATTTAATATCTCTACATCCTTTTCTGAAGAAGGTATTATCAATCCATTTGTCCCTTTTAATTCCATAAGTGATAACTTTTGTTAAACGTAAGATATTTCTTATATATTATTCTTTCATATATAAGATATTTCTTATATTTGCAACATCAAACAATAAACAATAAACAAAGGAAACGAAAAAACGGGAAACCGCCAAATAAAAGTGATAACTAAAAAGAGGTAACGCCATGAGAATATATGATTTGAAACAGATAATGAAGGATGCTTGGAGAACATATAAATATGTTGCTAAGAAGAAAGGAAAGACTTTCGGTGAAGTTCTGAAATCAACATGGAAAATGGCAAAACTCCAGGTGTCAATGAAGAAAGCCATGGATTCAAAAAGCCAGCCTTTGTCAGGATTGAAGTCAGCCTGCAAGGCGGTCAGCTACGACTGGTCAGGTGTAACGGAAGCGGCCGTTTATCCGGACAACCACAGAGGTTACCTTGGTTCGAAATATTGCGGAGATTAATCAGGATAACGCAATCCCTATCCGGCCATAGAGCCTACCCTTTGATGCGGAGGTAGGGAACATGAAGGATTGACTGCCCTAAGCAGTCCGTTCCAGAAAGCGATACTGGCGCATACCCTCATTACCAGCATAGAGGACGCGAGGATTCAAGGGTCGAAGCAAGCAGCCGCAAGGTCGATGCAAGCAGCCTGGCTAAATAATGGCAAATGTCCCGAACGGTCATGCAGTGAAGAATAGTAGCTGATAACTCCGGTGGGAAGAGCAGAGAGAGCTTATCGGGGCACGAATCAAATAATAATCACATGAAAATACTACTTGCTTTATGTGCATTGTCCGTATTGGTGATGCACTTCAATCAGGATTTGAATCCGGTCTACTGGATTGGATTTTCAGGGTTTGTAATAACTGGCTTCTGGGCCGCTTATAAAATGGACAAGGATGGAAGAGCTTCAAAAGGTAATAAAGAGCATCTGTGATGAGTTTGCGGACATCAGTGCCATTCTGGCGGCACGCTCAAGGGAACTGGACAGACGGGAGTTGTTTGATAAGGAGATAGATACGGAAATCAATAACATTAAAAAGAATAGACATGAAAACAAATGAGGAATTACAGGGTATGACGCATGATGAACTCGTGGCATACACACAGAATCTGCAACGCGAATCCGAAGAATACAGAAAATCAATGCTGTATTACATGGAAGAAGAGAAAAAGATTGAATCGAAGTTTGACAACTTCAAGAACAT